CAATAGCTATAGGATGAACATTGCCATCTGCGGTATGGCCCAGCATGATAAATCTGAAGTAGACAATTTTAATGGTGAGATTTGGGGATTACCTTGGGACGAAGGAAGATGGCCTTTCTTTGATAGGTACTTTGAGATACATCCTCTTGATCTCCTGAGAAAACCAGAAGCACAGCGAAGAGATGGATATGAAGACAGACTTAAATCACTTCCCATCCTGTATATGCAAGAAGCCTATGAAGACATACCTAATGCTATCAGGTATCCAGTTGAGAAAGTTGTAGATAACCTTGGGCTTGATTACTTTAACTCATCTATATCGTACTTAATGGGAATGGCTCTCCTAGAAGGAGCAGATAAGATAGGTATATGGGGAGTAGATATGGCTGATTTAGAGCCTGTTCCTGGCGATCCATCCTATATATCTGAGTTTGCTTACCAAAGGCCGAACATGGAGTACCTTATAGGACTTGCCAGAGGCAGAGGAGTAGATGTTTATATTCCAGAAAGATCGCCATTGGCTAAGTTTCATGGAGAAGGTATACCTTTAGGATTGATGTACCCATCATATCCTCAACGCTACGGATATTTATAATGAACAATGAACTAAGAGAGGAACGCGCCAAGCGCCTCCTCACCGATCCTTTGTTTGTAGAAGCATTTGAAGTATTAGAAAAGAATTTATTAAACTCTTGGAGTTCTTCAGGAGTTAATGAAATAGATGCCAGAGAACAAATCTGGCTGTCATTAAGACTCCTTGAACGGATACGCCTACATCTAACCTCCATTGTGGAAACAGGAGATATAGCGAAGAAGTTTAAGGAATACCACGTTTAGGAGATTATTATGGTGGATACGCAAGCAGCCCCACATTTAACAGGTGAACTACCAAAAGCACCCGGTAGTATATCCGAAGCCCAAGATGCACTGCTCGGACTCATGGACTCAATTGAGAAACCGGAAGAGGAAGAGAAAGCATCGCCGTCTGAAGAAGTAACTGAAGACGCTTTAGAGGAAGAATCTGATGAAGTTGAAGAAGAGTTTGAAGAAGAGGTTGAAGAAACCGAAGACGAAACTTTGGAGGATGATGAATCTGAGGAATCCGATGAAGAAGAAGTTGAAGACGACTCGGAAGAGACTACTCTCTATACTGTAACAGTAGACGGAGAGGAACATGAAGTCACGGAAGAAGAACTCGTCAAAGGCTACTCCCGACAAGCGGATTATACAAGGAAAACTCAACAACTTGCAGAATATCGAAAGCAAATAGACCAAGCAGTAGAACAGTACAAAGGTGAAATTGCCCAGACTCAGCAAGCCAGAGAACAGTACGTTAGCGCAGTCGCACAAGCAATTGAAACTAACTATTCACATCTACAGCAATTCCAGAACATTGATTGGGAAAGGCTTAAAACTGAGGATAGAGAAGAATACCTGACTAAGCGAGATGATTATCGTCAAGCCCAGGAGCAGATTCAATCTCTACAGACAGCACAAGGAGAAGCCCAGCATCAAGCAGAAGCCGAAGCTCTAAAAGATCATCAGCGAATGGTACAGGAAGAGCATCAAAAGATGGTTAGTATTATCCCTCAGTGGGGAGAAGCGGAGACACGGCAGGCAATAGCCAAGACCGTATCCGAATTCGCTCTCACTAAAGGATATACTCAGGAAGAGTTAAATCAACTTGTCGATCACAGGTCAATACTTGTTTTAATGCAGGCTAAAGCATATGAAGATATGCAGAAAAAGCAAAACACTGTCAGGTCTAAGAAGGTAAAAAATAAGCCTAAAGTGGTTCGCGGTAAGGCTAAATTAGATAAACAAGATAATGATAGCGTTAAACGTAAAAAACAAATGAAACGTCTACAGCAGACAGGAAGGGCAGAAGATGCCGCAAGTCTGTTTGAAGATTTCGTACAACTATAATAATAAAGGAGGCCAATTATGGCTATCGCAACAAATACTAGGACAACCTATAGTGCCATCGGCAAACGGGAAGACCTAAGTAATATCATCTATAATATAAGCCCAATGGAAACACCATTTCTTTCTGGTGTAGGCAAAGGGTCGATTGACAATACGTTCTTTGAGTGGCAAACGGATTCATTAGCCGCAGCCGCTGCTAACCAGCAGATAGAAGGAAATGACTCTATGGACGCTCTGGCAGTTTCAGAGCCGACTCGTCTGACCAATTATGCTCAGATTTCGTACAAAACAGTTCAGAGTTCAGGAACGGCTGAAGCGGTAGATTTTGCTGGTAGGAAATCTACTCAGGCTTACCAACTCGCTAAACGCGCAAAAGAAATTAAGCGTGACATGGAAAAGATGCTGCTATCTAACGATGTGAAAGTTGCAGGTGATGCAACTACCGCTCGTAAGAGTGCTGCTGTTATGTCTTGGCTTGGTACTGGATCGGCAGGAACATCGAACATCATTCTTGGTTCGGCTGATCCTGTTGTTGGCGTTACTAATGCTGCAACAGGAACGTCTGTTGCATCTTTCGGTACTTCCGCAGTTCTGACAATGGCGATGATTAATCTAGCTATGGAACGCTGTTTTACATTGGGTGGCGAACCTACTGATATTTTGACTCCCGCTGACCTTAAAGCAAAGATTAGTGCGCTTGGCGGTTCAGTTGTTGCTGATATTCAGTCGAATGCGTCAGGTTCAAAACCAGCTACCGCTATCAACGCCATTGATGTTCTGGTGACTGATTTCGGTACTCTGAAGATTGTACCTAGCCGTCATATGATAGCTGATATGCTGTTCTTTGTTGACTATGATTTCTGGTCAGTCGATTATCTTCGACCTTTCCAGACTGAAACTCTTGCCAAGACTGGTGACAGCGTGAAGCAGTTGATTATCGCTGAATACGGTCTTCGTGCCAAGAATGGTCTAGCAAGCGCGGCAGTTGTCGGAGTAAAAGACGCTTAATGATAAAATACAATAACACTCCTACGATTGTTGTTGAAGATAATGTGCTTTCACCTGCTTTATGTGAGCGCATAATTAGCCTTGCCGAAAACAAAGGGCTTGGTGATAATCTAATAAACCGTGATGGTAAATATATCCAAGATGAAATAAGAACCAGCAAAGGTACTTTTTTCAGTTACGGCGACAACGATGTATTAGATGGTGTTATTGAAGCGTTATCCGATATGTGTGGTTTACCTCCTACCCGGTTGGAACCTATAAGTATTCAAAGGTATCAGCCGGGTCAGGAATATAAACCTCACTATGATGCTTTTCTTCCTGATGAAATGGGAGAAATGCCAAAAGCTGCAAAAATAAAAGAAGGTGGGAATCGCTGTGTCACTATGGTCGCGTACTTAAATAACGTACAAGATGGTGGTGGCACAGTTTTTCCTGTTCTTGGTTTCGCAGTACAGGCTGTACAAGGAAGAGTTCTTATGTTCGGAAATCTTGATGAACATAAGATTCCTCATCCATCATCTTTACATATGGGTTTACCTCCAGAGAACGGAGATAAATGGATTCTAACTTTTTGGTTTCGGGAAAAAGATTTCATGGTAACTAAAAAAGAACTTAATAAAGCATTAAAGTCTAAGCAGTCTACAAATACAGAAAAGAAACCTATTGACGCTAAACTTCATGCAAAGAATGTTCATAACAAATTTAAAGAAATTGCTGCTGACAGAGGTGAGATGCCGTTATGAATTCTTCAGGATGGAACTATGATACTCCAGGCTCAAGACCTTGGAAACTAGATATCAACAGTGATGGTACGCATACCATTGATACCTACCAGGATGTACAGTCTATCATAGACAATAATAAGTTAAGTTTAAATAATTATGGCGATAAACTTACCTTCGGCAAAGCAAGTAAAGAACACGTTGCCGCTTCAATTCCATTAAACATTTGGGAGATATGGTACAAAGAGACAGGCGGTGCTATAAATAAAGACCCAAAGTTACTGGCAAAATATTTAAATGATCCTGACAACAAGTTTTTCAGGACCACACCAACGAGGATTTAATCATGTGGTTATATCAACCCACGTTTTCAGGCAACGATCAAAAGCCTGTTGTCAACAGCGCCATCTGGTTTAATAGCAAGAATAGTTAATGGCTATTAACACATATTCCACCTTGCAGACTGCTGTGAGTAATTGGTTAGATAGGGATGACCTGTCTGATCGAATACCTGAATTCATAGCACTCAATGAAGCAATATTCAATAGAGTATTGCGGATAAGGGCTATGGAAACAAATGTTACTACCGCCACAGTCGGAGGCACTAAAGCATATAGTCTTCCCACTGGTTACGTTCAAATGAGAGAAGTTCATTTGGCGACAAGCCCGATCACACCCTTACAATATCTTTCTCCAGAAATGATGTATAGAGTTTGGGGAGGGAGTACATCAGGGAAACCTAGCGCCTATACTATAATAGGAGATGATGTTTATTTCGGGCCTACACCAGACGGCGCATATAACTACACTATGACATACTATAAAACTTTTGATAGTCTTAGTGATACAACTACAACCAATTGGGTAATACTTAACGCTCCAGACGTTTACCTGTATGGAACACTATTACAGGCAGAGCCTTTTCTTATGAATGACCAACGCATCCCTATATGGGAGCGAGGGCTAAGACAGGCTATCTCTGACCTACAAGAACAAAACGATAAAGATAGGCACTCCGGTTCAGAGCTGAGAGTAATGAACACTTCTGGATATTATTGAGGAATAAGTTATGGGGCTGGAAACAGGAAATTATATAAGCGCACTTGTTCAGACGAATCCAGTTTCTTCTGATAACGTGTCAGAAGGCGATGACCATCTGCAACTTATCAAAAAAATTCTGAAACAGAATTTCCCGGTGGGTACGGATAGTGTAGGACCGGATCAAGCAGTACAGGTTCTTATAGCAAAAGACTCTCCAGGCCCAACTGTAGATACGAGTGCGTCAGGACACGCTGCTAGGGCTATGGGTCTTCTGTGGCTAGATACAACTAATGATCTATTAAAGATACGGAACAAAGCTAACGATGCTTGGATTACCCTGGCTGTTGACCCGGAAACAAGTAACAGCGTAGACATTAATGCCGGTACGATAGATGGCACTACCATCGGAGCAGCCACAGCGTCTACAGCCGTGGTCAGTTCTCTTAATGTAAACGCAGATGGGGCTACAGTTACAGGTATTAAAGACGAAGATGATATGTCATCTGACTCTGCTGTTAAACTTGCTACGCAACAGTCTATCAAAGCGTATGTAGATACACAGCTTACCGCTGAAGATTTGGATATCAGTACGGATACTGGTGGTCCTATTGCTATAGACCTTGACTCCGAAACTCTAGCAATCTCAGGCGGCGAAGGTATTGATACATCTTCAACAGGCAGTACGGTTACTATCGCGGCTGAAGAGGCAACCTCGGCCAATAAAGGTGTAGCATCATTCTCTACTGATAACTTCTTAGTATCCTCTGGCGCTGTAAC